TTGAGTAGCTGTTACTAAATCGTCTGGGTGGTCTGTATTCAGAGTTCCCAATTCCACAAGAACATCACCATCACCGTATGCTGTAGTTGCAGCATTTGTTGATGCTAGAGTTCCTGCAAAAGTTTGTATTTTTCTATTTCCTAATGAAACTAGTTGTCCAGTTGAGTTAATGCTAACTCCTGTTTCTGTGATTGCACCAGTAGTAGCTGCTTTGTTAATTACTTTAAAACCAGCTTCTGATCTGACTGCACCACTAAAAGTTGTATTAGCCATTTTAATTCTCCGTAGTTAAATTATACCATCTCTTCTACGATTGTCTGCTAGGTCAGTTGGTATAATTGGTTAATCCTAGTATTAAGATAAGAGGGGGAAAATCCCCCTCCTATTCGTACTCTATTACGCACCCGGTGAGCCGTAAACAGCTCTCCAGTCAGACCATCCGAAAGAATATCTTTCAGAAGCCTTGAAACGCATATTTCCTGTTTCAAAGTCAGGTTCCATTGCAGTCTTTAATGGTCTTCTCTGGAACATTTTAAGTCCAGAACCAATAAGATCTGTGAGAATGAACCAAGCATCAGTATCAGTTAAATAGTGATTCACAGTATAACCTTCTGGGAATATATTCATTGATCTTAATGCATTGATATCATTGTCAGCAGTACCAACTCTAAGGTCACTTTTCAAGATTCTTTGTGCTATAAAAGCAGAATCTTTTGGAATAACCAATTTTCTAGGTTGAACTGCCGCAGGAATATTTCTGTCATCAACAAAACCGCCTATAGCAATACAAGCAGCTTCTAGGGATGATTCAGATAAATCAGCCGCAGTTGATGGTTCGTTAGCTAAATCTCCAGCTTCAAGTGAAGGGTGATCAGTAGTAAGTAATGCTTTCGCATCGCCACCCGGATAACTTGAACTGAATCCATTATTAAGGACATTAGCACCTTTAACCTGCTTAGTATAAGCCATTGAACGAGCAAGAGCCGCAGTATATCTTTTTGATAGCGTATCGTAAAGATTATCTTCAACCGCTTCTTCAGTGATTGAAAACGCCAATGCGATAGTATCGTGAGTATAACGAGCAGTCCATAGTTCAGATGAAGTGTCATAACTTACAGCACTTCCCTCTGCTTTTGCAACTGCACCTTTAAACCCAGTAAGCAAAGTTTCTTCTTCAAAAGCTCTTGAAGAATTCTCTGATTGAAAGATTTGTGCGTGTTCTTGTTCCCAACGACTGTATTCTAAGCCAAAAAGGGCGTGTAATCCCGGTTCTAGCTCTTTTGCCAGTTGTGAACGTGATATAGCCATATTATACTCCTACTGTTCCATCTGCATCGATGTGTTGGTTTAGCTCGTGCTCATGGATAAGAACTTCCTGTTCGGTGTTCGCACCCCATGAATTTTTAGGATCATCGGTAATACCGAGAATTCTAAGGTTAGCAGTACCTGTACCAATATCACTTGTGTCAAGCTCCATTTTGGATTGACCAGTAGTGGTCGATCCAGCAGTAGCTACAATATTAGCAAGATTTCCTACTTGAGTAAACGCATCAGTTCCGTCTCCTTGAATCGCAAATACAATATTTGGATCATCGTAAACGTAAGCTGTTACATCAGCAGATCCCAGAGTAGCAGTACTAGCAGGCCAATATTTTGCGAATTTTGGTGTACCATCTGATGCAGTGTACTTACAACCAGCAAAAACACCAAGAAGTCTATTACCAGCAGCAGCTACATCAATGTAGCCAGTGCTAAGTAACTTAACGAAATCTCCAGTGAAAATACTAGTTGAACTACCAGAAGCTATTTTCCATTCTCTAGCTCTGATTTGTCCACCTGTCAAATGACGTACCGGTTTTGCACCATTAGGTGCATCAACATTTGCCATTTAATTCTCCTATTTAGGATAAAATTTAACCGTATTATAAAAGTAGCCTCATGCTATTCATCAAACTGAGGGCTTTTACGCCCATGTGATACATCGGAAGATCTTTGTTGGTTTATAGGCATTGAAGGATGTTGTTCTTTTAAAAGATTTTCATCTACAGCCCTTTGCTGATTTTTTGTACGAGTATTTACCCATTCATTTCTTGAATCAACGAGGTCTTTAGGAATCTTAGCTAAAACGACATCACCACTACCAATAACTCCAGCAAATTTTCCGCTTTCATGTACGGCATAGGTTTCATCTGGATGCTCTTCAGCACGAACAAATTCATAACCTTCACGTCTCCGTTTAGCTATGTTTCGTGGATCGTCCTCTCCAGCGGCTTGAACCCTTATCCATCTGTATTTAACATCATCAGAGTGGGGTTTAGGTGCATCCAGACTACTAGGAGGTACATAAGTTTTTTTGCGTTCCGTATGGGAACGAGATGTTTGTTTAGTTTTTTTTGCAACCATTTTATTGCTCCTTTACAAACTTCGCATATTCATTGTTTGGCACACCTAATCTTTTGGCCATTGCGATTTGACCTTCAGAAAGACGAACTCTCTTAGATGTGGATGAACGAGTTGCTCGGTTTACACCAGCTACAACTTGTCTTGGCTCATCCTCTGCAAAATTGCTAGGAAAAGCATCTCTCATTCTGCGATCAATCTCAGCATAATAAGCATCTGAGGTAGGATCATATCCTTCGTTCTTCAACTGGTTATCAATACCATAAGCTGCACCCGTCATGGCTACATCTTTTCCGAACCAAGTATTTTCTTGTGACCACCTCAAAGCCTTCGGATCAACTTGTGGTTTTGGTGTGTTCGATACCGCATCACTTGTTTTTTCACTTACGCTTTGTTTAATCGGTTTATTAGAAGAAGACTCAAGATTTTTAAGTTCATACTTTAGATCAGCAATTTTTTCAGAAACTTCGAGAAGTTTATCTGAATCACCACTTTCATAAGCAGTCTTATGATCAGCACGAGCTGTTGCTAAAGCATCTTCTGCTGATTTTTTCTTGGATTCATACAAATCCTCACGAGCTTTTTGAAAATCAGGTTGCATTTTCTGCATTTCTTCAGTCAAAGACTGATTAACAGTATACAACTTATTTCTTTCTCGTTCAGCATCATTTGCTCTTTTAACAAGCTCATTGATACGATCTTGATATGTTTTCTTCTTTTTCTTCCTTTCAGTTTGAGGAATATCATCCTCTTCGCTGTCAGATTGGGCAATTATTTCTTCTTCTTCCTCTTGCGATTCTATTTCAGAAATATTTTCGTGTTGTTGATTTTCGTTTTTTGGAAGATTTTTTTCTTCGTCTAGATCTTCTAGAACTTCTGCCTTTAACGGCTCTAGTTTTTCTTCCTTTCCGTCATCAACTACACGTTGGGGTTTTTTACCTTTACCCTCTATATCGTGTACTACATGCATTGGTTTTTCTCCAAAGATTGCGTAGCTATTGCTACGGTTAAAAAAAAGTGCAGTTAACTTACACTTTTAACATCTGGCACAAATGCCAGAATCTCGTCATCGTTCATTATTCGTAATTCTGCATCACCATATTTAAAACGGTGTCCAGCATATTTTCCGAACATAACGTAATCTCCTACTTTTGCCCAAGGCTTTGACATATCATCTCTGTTATATGCGTCTTCACCCATCTGGATTATTTTTCCAATGGATGCAACAGCACGATGATCTTCAACAGCTTTTCCGGGCAAATAAATTCCTTTATTCGTTCTGTCTGCGACATCTAATGTTTTTACTAAAATTCTGTGACCAACAGCCACAGGATGTTTTTTATCTTTTAATTCTTTTTCAACTAGCGAAAATTCAGTCATCATTCTCCTCTAAATTTTTTGAACTTTCCCTTATTAAATCCAAACACATTTTTAAACCAGAAGCCTTGCCAACAGTTTTTTCGTAATCTTCTTTTGGAATACGACCATCAACAAGAGAATCTGATATTAACTCTCGTTCCCTCTCTACTTTTGTTTTTAAAAACTTTATAAATTTAACTACATCCACTATAGGACTTTACCTTTTCCTTTTATTTTTTTTACTTGAATATCATATTGTCCTTGATGTTTATTATCTAAAGGTAAAACTCCTCCGCCATGAAAATAACGCATTACTTTACCTCCACCCATCATTGCTTGTTCTGGAGTTCTTTCCATATCTTTCATAATATCAAGATCTGTTTCATAAATTTTATCATCCATCATCCAAAGTTCTTTATTAACTTCTATTTTTTCTTTATTTTTCTTTCCCATCGGTTTTCTCCCTTTTGTTCGCTATTCGTTCATTTGATTTTGCCCTTGAGGCATCTCGTACTTCTTGTGAACGCATAGCTCTTGTTTTTGTACTAGAATCAACAGCCATTTTTTGCAATGCAATTTCTTTATCAGTATTAATTTTCATAATATCAATTTCATCCTGATTGCGTTGCTCTGATTCTTTCAAGCGAATTTCTTCTGCTTTAAGAATATTTCGTTGTTGATCATTTTGAACGTTCGCCATTTGTTCTTGTTCTCTAAGTCTTAAATCTTCCTTCATAATTTGAATACGAGGATCTTGATTCATTTGTTGATTTTGTTGTGCTTGTATCAACGCTTGATTTCTTTGTGAAATAATTTGAGCAGCTTGGGCTTGAGCTCTAGCTACTTGATTTTCTACATCAGGATCAAGAGATTCATATCCATCATCCTTCGCCATATTTTCACGAGTATATTCTGGCGGTGTTGGAAGTTCAGCTCCACTTTCCTGCTCAATCATTTGTCTGTATAAATGAGCTTTATGTTCTGCAATATGAGCAGTAATCATTTGTTGCATTGCCATTTGCATTTGTTGTTGTTGCTGTGGATTTTGTGATGGTGGAACATTTGATGGATCCATCATAAATGCCTGATGCACAGCCACATGTGCTTCATGGTCTTGCCACGGATACGCCTTAACAGGTCGTGTCTGTAACATTGCATAATTTTCTGTTGCTGGATCTTTTGGCTTATCACCCATTTCTGGCATTAAAATATCTTCTACATTAGGAACATTTAATGCATCATACATTCTTTTGTATGCTTCACGCAAATCATGTATTTGCGGTGCAGATTGTGCCATTTGTAATTGTGTTTGTGCCAAAATAACTCTTTGTGCTGTAGAAAAAATATTTGGATCAGAAACAGGAAGAACATCCACTCTTCCGTCAAAATCTTTTTTGAAAACAAAACGACTTACACCTGATACATCATAAGGATAATAATCAGGAAGTGATTCAGCATTAATTCTTGATAATACTTTTAATTCTTCTTTTTGTGAATTGTGCAATCGTTTATGGATAGAAGACATAACTTTTGTACCTTGCTCCAATAAAGCAACAGTTGTGCCTACAGGAGCTTGTGTATTACCATCTCCTGTTTGAAGATCAGTAATAGCAGCAAGTCTTCTTCCTTCATCCGTCATTGAACCCAATAATTGAGTTAAAACTTGTGATGGTTCTTTAAATGGTAAAGGAACAACAGATTTTTTTATATCATCTCCGTATCCTTCAACATCTTTAAATTCACCAAATCCTATTGGTTGATCGCCTCCTTCAATTCGCATTCCTCTTGCTTTAAATCCAGCAGGAAGATTAGCAAACTGACCAGCATCAATAATAGAACGTAGAACAGTTGTTGCTGATTTTTGCAAGTTGCCTAGGAGGTGAACATATCCTAAACCATAAAACCCAAATCCCGGTAAGAATTTATAATGAACAAAATGTTGTATGCGTTTTTTTGTATCATCTTCTTCATTGTAATTTCTTCTAATTGATAAAATTCTTTTTGTATCAAGACAAATTGTAATAATGTAAGGAACAGCTATACCATCTTCATCTCTGAAGTCATCCAAATCCATATCAATATGCATTTCAAGTAAAGTATATATTCTATCTTTACTTCCAATGTCTCTGCTTCTTCCTTGAACTTGTTCTAACTTTTCTGCAATATCGCCTTTGTTTGCACTTGGATCAGGATCTTCTTCCATATCCATTTCAGCATAAAATCCTGTAACTTGTCTTTTTAATAATTCATTTTCTTCTATACGAATAACATGCGTATATCGTCCTGATGTACGAAGGTCTGGTGTATCATAAGATATAACAAAATCTTCTACAGGAATAAATCGTGCTACCGGTCTTTTTAATGTTTCATCATAATAAATCTTTTTAAAGCATGAACCAACTATTGGAAGATAAAAAAGCATTTGATCTAAGTCATCAAAGAATTCTTCCATCTTATCCGTAATTTGATAATTCATAAATTCTTTAACACGGTATGCTTGTTTTACTTTTTCTTCTGTATAGTCTCCTAAAACTTTTGTTTGTACAGGCCCATTAGCTGGGAATAATTCTTTAATTGCTTGTGATTGAAATTGAACAGCAGCTTCTACCATTAAAGGATGATGTGCTGCACAAGCACCCGGAAATGGTTTTGTTGTTTCTTCTAATTTTAATCCTAAAAGTTCAATACCTTTTCTAATAGTTTCTTCCCAATCGCTTCTGCTTCTTTTATCCGATTCATATTTATCAATTAAATCACTTGCTAAATCATCTAACAAATCATCATCAATCTTTTCTGCAAGATTATCATTATGTTTTGTTTTTCTAATCTCTGGTTCTTTTTCGTCAGGCATCTGCACATCGACAGATTCACGAGAAACCATTTGATTAAATTCTGATGTTTTTTCTCTAGCCACTTTATTTATTCCTCATCCTCGTCATCATCAAAATCCTCTTCAAGATCTTCCTCTATCATTTCCTTGATGTCACTAATGATAACTTCTTCTTTTTCATGAAGGGCATCAAGCCTATCAAGTTTTTTCTGTATTTTTTCTAAAATTTTTTTTGCCATTTTTTTCTCCTATTACCAGTAACTTCCACTTGGCTTGGATGGTTCAAATGGAACATCCTGTGGGTGTGTTACAAAAAATCCTTGTCTTAATCTTAGTAATGCCTGTGTAGTTGAATCTACAAAGTCATCGTAGTTTGATGTTGGAAACTGTGCACATTGATTAATAACATCTTCTGCCCACCATTTTCCTTTTGGAAACCATACACGCCCTGCTTCAAATATGGGTGTGACGGCATGAGCTCTTGCTCTTTTATCCATCTTCTTCGGGTTGTACGGTGTAATCGGCAACCCTGCTCGTTGTAATTCCTGTATGAGTGACCATCCCGATGCTTTCGCTTCCACTAGAATAACATCAGGCTGATAATTATTATAGAACTCTACAGCTTTTGATTTTAAATCAGGAAATGCCCATCTATCTCTTTGTGCTGAAATAAGAACAGCATTTGTTATGTTTTGTTTATCCTCAAATATACCCCAAGTGGTACAAGCGGAATAATCGCTTTTATCATTTGTGGTATAGGCTGTATCCCATGATTGTAATATATACTGACATTCTGGTGGTTCGTTGTGTTCCCATTGTTTCCACCACCACCGCTTAATAATATTACCTTCTTCAGCAGCAGGTCGCTGCATATACAAGGCATTCCATTCACGGCTTCCTGCAGTCTTTTGTATTTCCTCTAATCTGTCCATTCCGTATGCTTCGGGCCATAATGCTTCGCCTTTTTTTCTTTTTAGAATCTTGGCTGCTTTATCGTCCAATACGGCTGGAAACTCTATGACTTCCCACGGTTCATGTTTTGTTTCTTTTAGAATCCATCCTGCAAGATCATCCTCATGCCAACGTGTCTGGATAAGAATAATTGATCCTCCGGGTTGTAAACGTGAATAGGCGGTTGACTTATACCAGTTGATGAGATTTTCTCTCATTGCATCGGAGTCTGCCTCTTCCCGTCCCTTGATAGGATCATCAATTAAAAGAAGGTGTGCACCTCTACCCGTTATTGCACCCCCTGCACCAACAGCGTAGTACACACCTCCTAGGTCAGTATGAAACCTTTTAACAGATGTTGAATCCTTTGACAAGATACATTCTGGAAAAGTTTTCTTAAAATTTTCATCTAAGATTTGGTTTCTGACTGATCGACCAAAATCGTCTGCTAAATCCTGTGAGTATGTTGTTGCTATTACATACTTCGATGGATTTCTGCCGATAAACCATGATGGAAAGAATTGCGATGTCAACTGGCTTTTTCCGTGCCTTGGGGGCATGAATATAGCTAGTCGTTTAATCTCTCCTCTTTCTACGGCTTCTAGCTTTGATGCTAAGAGCTTTATATGGCTTGGCGACATATAGCCGGGCATTTGAACTTTAGCATATTCCAGTAAAGAATCATGTGCCCTTTGGGTTTGTTCCAGATCTCCTAAACGCTTTATCGCCTTTTGTAAGGCGATAAATTTTTCGGATTTATTAATCTGGACTTGCTCCATTATACGATTTTAATTTCCTTTGGTCTTAGCTCTTTTGGAAGATTGCGAATGATCTTTATTTTTAAAAGACCGTCCTCCATCTTCGCTTCCTCGACCTCTATGTGTCGAGCCAGAGAAAAAGACCTTATAAAGTTACGAGTTGCCATACCTTTATGGATATAGTCATTGTCGTTCTTCTTTTGTTCCCCTGTAATCTTGAGGATATTATTCTCTACGTTCACTTTGATATCGGATTTTTTAAATCCAGCTATCGCCATTTCCAGCGTATAGATGTCTTCCCCTGTCTTTTGGATATTATAGGGTGGGTATGTTTTGTCCACGTTGTGGATGTCGTTAAAAAAATCGTCAAAACCGATTACCATTTGCCTGAATAGGCTTGGGGTCAAGCGGTTTGACAACGTCATTAGCTCGTTCATTTGTTACTCCTGTCGTAGCAAGTTAAAAATCCCGTCCTGAATGGCACGGGTTATTACACCACATTGGTGCAAACTGGAAAAATATATATAAAAATATAGACCTTTGAAATAAAAAGTCAAGGGGTATATCTATATATGTATTAAAATATCTTGAGATGGCCTATATGGATGTTATGATCAATGAAAAAGTGGCTGGGTGGGGTCTGACTTATTGTTTTTGTCTCGCTGGGTCTCTATTCAATCCAGCTTTTCTTTTTCTTTTAATATTAATCAATTTACTTTCTTGGCATTACTGACACCACCAAGATCGAGCCCTAGCTCATGCGTTAGGGTTTGGATCATTGTTTGTAATTCATTCTTATTTAAACTTTCTATGTTAGTAACCTCATGTCTGCTATCAACACCACCAGACAGCAGTTGGATCTGCTTGGACACAGACAAGGCAAGATCTCCCAATGATTTGATTTGTTCTGCCTTTAGATCATAATTAATCTTTTCTAACTCTTTTGACACTTTGAACAATAGTTGTTTGTTAATGCCTTTTAACTCTTCTATCTCATTAAAAGTTCTTTCAGCTAGTTCTATTGCATGTTTTTCGGTCATTATCTCGGTAGTTTTGCGATCTGTTGCCTTTGCTTTCTCTACCCAGTTACCTTGATGACACCACCTTCGTAGACTATCGTAAGATACTGCTTTGTTAAGAATTTTGTGTAACCTGTTCAATGTCCTACTTTGACCCATTTGAATATAATGAGACATGGCTTGTTCTGGTGTTATTGCTGTTTTTCTTGTCATAGTTTTTTATGTGTATTCTTGTTATTGGTTAAATGTCTATTTATTGGCTTAAATCTGCCAAATATTGCCTTAAAAAAGACAGCTTATTTTTAGCTGTTTTTGGCTGTATTCTGCTAAATATGTAATTTAGTAAATTATTACTATTGTAATGTTTTCAAACTTCCTTTAATGATCTAATCATGAATAAAACAAAGAAAGTAAAAATTGATCTGTTTAGAAGTTCATTACACAAATACTTATTTGGATTAATGAAACCTCATTTAAATGAAGATCAACGAATTGAAGCCATTAGAAGATTAATGCTGATGAGTAATGAAGAAGTTCAAAAAGCAAAGAAAGATTTTCTAGCTATGGTTAAATAGTTTAATTATTATATAATTAAATAGGGCGAGATTTACTCGCCCTTTTTTTTTATCTATGGTGTTCTGGTATATCTTTTACCTTTTTATTTAAAAAGCTTCTATCTCTCTCAATACCTAGACCAAAACGACCTTTGATACTTTGAAGTTCTTCTAATGAGAAGTAACCTATTTCATTCTCAAAACCAGAAACATATCCAAAAAATGTTTTATCTTCTGGGCTGTATTCTGTTGCGTACCAAGTCCAAGAGCCAGTAGGATCAAAGAACTTGACAATAATTTCGGCTTCTTCCCCTTTTCCGTCTTGTGATTGTAAAGGAAATTTCAAAGCTTTTTTCTCTATTTCTTTTGTCATTAATTGCATAGTATATCTCCTATATTTAATTAATAATTATTGGTAATATACTATTGTAATAATTGCAAACATAATATAAAGATAATGTTCGGTTAATTTCGTCACTATGTGCATGGTTTTAACTTGGCTTGGATAGTGCCATTAAGAACATTAAAAAAGTTTTGTAGAAAACTATCCATAAATAACCATTTAACAAAGGAGTAATAAAAATATGTTTTACTTTGAAAATCTTACCGAAGATCTTGAAAAAGTTATAGAAGATCTTGATAGTAAGGGACTTGAAATAATTTCTTATGATCTTGAAAAAGAACAAAAGAAGCATTTAGTGAAATTAATTTCACAATGTGAGTATATAACCAGACATTATTTTCATGATGAAGATATTGAAAAACTAGGAGTATAAAAAAAATGGCTTTTGAAATAAGTGATAAATGGAGAGATCAAGCAAAGGATCAAACAGCTAGTTCTAAACAGCTTTGGCTGATCAATTCTATTGTTTCAACCTTTCCACATTTTAAGAATAATGTTGATATAACATTACCACTTAATAAACTTGATGCTTCAGAAATTATTACCAAGCTGAAAGAACTAGAAAAAGGAGTAAAAGCAAAATGAACTTTATAAGAAAATTTACTTTTATTGTTTCTGTTCTTTTAATTGGTATTATAATTATTCTAGCAGTTAATTTATTAATATAACTAAAACTAGGGGAATTTAATTATTCCCCTTTTTAACTTCAAAAAGGAGATATAATAAAAAATGGATATAAAAAAATGGCAAAGATCAAAATACTATATGACCGATAAAGAAATTATTGAATATTATGGTCAAATTTGGGATAATGTTAAACATATGACAGAATTTGTGAAAGCATTAAGAGAGCAATACTTTTATGCAGTAATAGGGGGTAAATATGTTTGATAGAATACTTGATAAATGCCCTAATTGTGAAAAAGATAATATTCCTTTTATTCTTTATGATAAAATGGGAATGTCTTGTGGTTATGTTTGTGGCGATTGTGTTGAAGATAAAAAATCACAATATGATCCTTGTATATTTAAAGATGATACAAGAGAATATAGACAGAAAGTTGCTGACTATGGAGAGGAGTTTGAACCAGATGAGTAAAACGATAAAAGTCTATGTTGAGGGTGGGGTTGTTATGCGTGTTACGAATTTGCCTGATAATTACAATTACATAGTCATTGATTATGATTGTCAGGGCGATTGTGATCCTACTTGTTTAGCTTGTGAGGAAAAAGATGTTGGAGAAGAATTAGAATGGGAAGCAAAACATAGTTAGGAGAATAAATATAGTTATGAATGAGGGGGGAAATTCCCCCCTTTTTTTATGATGTTTCGTTGTCGTGGAATTCTTGCATAATAGCGATCTTGTCGCTTTCATGATCCCAATAATCCTGCATTGGATCACGATCTGGATCATATCCTAGTTCTTGGATTAATTCGGCTTTTTCTCTTTCTCTTTGTGCCTTTGATTTCTTTTTGATTTTCCTATTATCCATGACTTACCTCTTTTCTTCCAAGATATTCAGCTATTTTTTTAGGAAGTTCCTTGTGATAATCCTTTCTTGCAAACTGACCTTTGTTTTTTCTCCATTTGGTAAACATTGGTCTACTTGGTTTTTCTTTATTAGCCATTTTATACTCCTTTTTTAATGGTTTATTAATCATTAGTATAAAAAGTAAAAAAAGTCAAAATAAACTATTGAAATTTTTTCAAAAAATATCATATGTATATATATGATTAAACCAGATGTAACCAAAGAGGATTTAAAATTGTTTGCTTCTTCTTTTAAAGGAAAAGATCAAAAACAGTTTTTATTATCCAAATTAGAACAAGTCCTAGATGCTTGGTGTAAGAAAGCAGATAGAGATATATTTATCATGCCACCAGAAAATATTGACGATCATATCAATTATTTGATTGATGAAATACAAATAAGTGTTCGTGAATATGCCAAATTAATTCATTCTGGTAAAAAGCAAGATGAAGAATTTGTTAAACTATTTCCCCAACTTATGAAAGAGGTAGGGTTAAATTGATAACAGATAAAGAACTAAAAGAAATTAAAAAGTTAGCTCTAGATTATAGGGCTAACTTGGTTTTTACTTCTTGGGATTGTTATCATAAAAACCCTAATATATGGTGTAGAAATTTACAATCTGTTTTTATGCCTCTATTGTTTGGTTGTGCTAAAAAAGAACATACATTTTTTTATATGTATTTTGGAGAAAGACATCAATTTGATAGAAGTGCTAATGGCTTTCCAATGTTTGATAAAGTTTATTGTTGGAACAAAGAAAAAGAAGATAAATTAAGAGAAATACTTATTGCTTTAGAGGGAAAAGACAAAGAAGTATTAGAAAAAATTGAATAATGTTGCAATTATTTCAAATCTATGCAAAAAAAAGATATGAATAAACTTTCAACAAAGGAGTTAAAAATGGAAAAAGTTTATATAGGTAGTGTTGGAGTGGATAGTGGTCAGTTAATGATTACTGATCCATGTTATGTTTCTTCATTTAAAAATGATGATTATAGAGATGTTAGACGATACCGACATACTGCTTCTGGTAAAGAGTTGCAGTATGGAAAAGACTTTAGTCACTATGAGGAAACTATCCCAGAATATAATAAAACCATGAATGAATTAATACAAAATGATATTTTTGTTTCTTTGCCACACCCAGAAGCTCATAGCAAAGAATACTCTTATCAAGGTGCATGTATGCTCACAAAATCTGAAAAAGGTGGTGGCGAGATGATTAATGAACATGGTGCAGAAGTTGGTGTTGCTTTTTCTAGTGGCTATGGAGATGGTTGTTATCCTGTCTATGCCATTAAGAACGAAGATGATAGAATAGTTACTGTTATTATTGAGATGGATGAAAACGAATATCATTCAAAACTTTTTGAGGAGATTGCAAAAAGAAGTGTGTGAATTAGTTATTAAAACAGCATTAGGAAATGGAGATTTAAAAATGCCAAAATATTTTACCAAAGAAGAATTAATAAAAATAAATAACAAATCTATTAAAGCAAATAGGAATAGAACATTTAAACCAGATAGTTTGGATAAACTTAATGGTAGTTTTTTCTATCCTGTTACTTTTGCTTTACCTCATAATGATACTGAAATTAGAGCAAGAGTGCAGTTATCTGACAACGAGGGTGATAATGGTTATTTAGATATGGATATGAAAGAATATATGGATTTACCAAATTGGAAAGGAGGTGTGTAATGTCCACATATTATAGACCAACTGCAAAAATACCATTAAATGACATTAAAAAACTTAAAGAATTTGATGTTATTTTTAGAGATAATAATCAATTATTTTTTGATGGTAAAAATTATCTTCATTTTGCAACCGATAAAGACAACAATGTAATTGATGTTTTTAGATATGGTGGAAATGATGATAGTTTTATTTTAGAAGCATTAGAAAATAATTTTGATGTAGAAATGGTATCTGAACATGATGAAAGTTATCAATATCTTGCTGATAGAGATACAGCAGTTCAAACTATTAAATTTGAAGGAGGTGAGTAAAAATGGCTTTAAGATGGAGTATCAAAAATATTATGGGATTTAAAAGAAACCCAGATGATTACTATGTCCCTATTGAAAACAAGAAAGGTAGTAAAGTTTTCGATATACAGCCAATTACCAAGCACTTAGTCTATGAAACAATGATTGTTGGATTAAGTGAAATAACAGAAAGCAATATTGATGAATGGTTAATCAGAATGAGATTAGTCGAAAAACTATATAATACTTCTTTAATGATGAGAGATGATAAAGGAGTTGTGAAACCTTATCATATTACCATTAAAGATTTACAAAACCATGTAGGACTTTGGACTAATGCAGAAAGATTAACCAGAAAGAAATTTGTTAATAATTGTGTATATGGTGTTCTTCGAGATATTAAAAACAATGTCTATAAAGATGTTGAGAACGAAAGAATACAAGAGAAAAAGGAATTGAATAAAAAAGTTGTTCCTATTTCTAAAAGTTTGCAATCAGCATTAAAAGAAAGTGTTGTAAATTAATTACTCCTAATGGGGACGAAATAAGTCGTCCCCATATTTTTATTCGAGAGGAAAAATAAATGGGTTATCAAAAAGATTTTTGTTGTAGTGAATGTAAAAAAGATAATATTCAATTTCAAGTTTGGGCAGATGAAAATAATATTGTTCAAAGTGGAGGTAAAGATACTAATGAAGTTTGGTGTGAATATTGTGAAGAACACACTAAATGTGAATTAAAAACAAAAGACATGATTTTTAAGCAATATGGTTAGATTAGTTAAAAATGTTCTTGCAATCATTTCAATACTATGATTTACTCTTTTATAATTAATAAGGAGTAAAAAATGAAAAATAAAAATAAACTATCAGTTAAAGTTCTTAAAGAAAAAAAAGAAAAAGATGGCACAACAACTACTTTCTTTCAACCAGATAAAGAAATGGTTAAAGAAGTTTTAGAATCTTTACCAGAAGATATAAAAAAACATGAACAAAGCAATCTTATTGATGAAACAATTAAGGTTGGTGATGTTGTTAAACTTTATGAACATGCACAAAAAAGAATATTTAGACTTATGAATACTCTTTGCGATCCAGACAAGGATAGTTTTCGTTTTTTTAAAATTGAGAAAATTGAAACAGCGAAAGCTGGTATCAGTAAAGATCAAGATCGTAAAAACACTATTCATGAAATAGAGTTTAAAATGTTTATTGGTCGTTCAATAGATAAAGATAGCACTTTGCTTCCTTTATCAGCAAATCAAATTGAAAAAATAGAGGAGTTATCAATAAATTAATATGGAATTTGATAAGGAATTTGATAAATTTCACACACAATCATTGGTGATTGGGCAGAAATTAAGTGAGGGTGAGGAACTATCAAGGGAGGACATAGAAAAAATAGTTGAACTTTCTATGCTTGATTTTTTAAATTCATCTTCACTTCGTTCTGCTGTTATGCACTTTGGAAAAATAATTAGTCATTTATCTGATGGTGCATTAAAGAACTTTCAAAAAAAAAAGGAGGAAAAAAATGGTAGGAACTAATAAAAAAGATTTGCTTTTATATTTTTATAACAAAGACAAAAAAAAATTAACAACATTTACATTAACAAAAATGATTGAATATCTTTATGAAACTAATGCATTAAATAAAGAAAAGGATTACATTTTTATTAATAGAAATGATATACCTAGACATATACTTTTAAAAAAGAAGTGGGGTATAGATCTTGATCTTGAAGCTGATATTTATATGGATAAAGAAAGTGGTAGGGCATAATGAAAACATCAAATAATTGGACAGTAGATATAAATAGTATTTACGAAGAAAGTAAAGATACTGTTGATAAATTAAAAAGTGGAGAGATAAACCAAACTGATTGGTTAGTTGAACAAGTTAAAAAAGGAAACATCTATATACTACAATTTTGGGAAGAGGTTGCGTAATGAAAAAAAGACAATTAATTTGTATGGACTCTCAACATTATATCATCGCAAACAATAGAAATTTTTTAGTTAAAGAGTTCAAGGGTAGAACTGCTAGAAACAAAGCAATTAAATTTTTAGTAAAGGAAACAGATGAAAAGAATTGAATTAGAAACTTTTGTTAAAAGAAAAAAGAAAATGACTTCTGAACAATTTGATGAATTGGTTGGTGAAATGTTCAAAGGTAATGTTCTAGATACAGCAACATATCTTGGTTTAACTTGGCGACAAGTTTATAACTATAAAAATGGTATGACTATTATTCCTAATCCTGTTGCCTTATGTTTATTGCAAAAAAGGAAATTGGATAAGATCCCTAATGCATGGTTAAGGCAAATACAATGATTGAAAAAGATATATACACAGGACTTACTCTTGATGGTAAAACAAAAATGAATGTAAAGGGTGTTTATTTAACTCCTTACAAGTGGTCTGCTACTGAAAGAAGATTACTTTTAGTTAAATCAGAAAAGTATAAACCTTTTTATGCATTTGAATTAAACTATTCTAAATGGGCAACATACAATATCAACAAGTTTGAGGATATAACAATATTAAAAACTTTTGATAAAGATGATTATTTCCATCAAAAAGGTGATTACTATGTAGCACTCTCTGGTGAAAGTTTTTTGGAAGAAGCACAAGACACTATGTACGAGAATTGGTGTGGTAATTTAGAAGTCAGAAAACAATACAAAGAGAAAAATGAATTTTGGTGTGAATTAGAAGTTTTTTTAGAAGATAGGGAGGGTTTTGATATTACTGAAGTTAATAGTGATGTGCGATTTATTATTCCCAGAAAAGATTACTTGAAACTAAAAAAAATATTTAATGAATGATGATATTGATAAAAAGATTGATGAACTTGCTCGTAGATATATTATGATCTGTATAGAAACAGAAAATTTATGGCAAACTTATCAAGAGGATTGTGTAAAATCAGCCGAGAAAGAAATTAATAGTAACAAGGAAGAAACTGAATGAAACATTTATGTGCAACATTATTTCTTTTGTGTAATCAGCCACAAATTGATTATGATTTTATGTATCAACATTCATTTGTTGAAGAAGTAAAACAATGTGCGATTGAATATAATGCTATGGTTGATCCATCTTTACGAATACCACTTGTTCTGGTGATAGCTCAAGCGATACAAGAAACAGGATATGGAACTTCCAGATTTTATAAGGAAGCAAATAACCTATTTGGTATTATTGCTTTGGAAGGAGAAGATTATATTACTTCTTTAGAGGGTAATAAAAAAAAATTAAGGTCATATCACACAAGGTGTGATTCTGTTAATCATTATATGGAACTGTTGACAACGGACATTAACTATCTAGAATTTCAAGATACTCTATTTGGACAATATATTAATGATGAAATAGATGTTGATAAGTTAGTTGATAAACTTTACAATTATGCAGAAGATCCTTTGTATGAACAAAAAGTTAAGAAAATTATTAAAAAGATACAAGCAAATTTCATGTAATTAGAATAAAAAAAAGCCGATAATATCGGCTGTTTTACTGTGTTTTTGCTATGTAAAAATATTTATTCAAGATTATTTTAAATAACTCTTGACATACTTAACCCATTTTACAATTATAAGTGTAATTTTAAAGAAAAAATTTCAATTTGTCAAGGAAAATCGCTATTTTCCAATGATTTTTTTAACTGGCTCACTAAAAAATTTTTTTAATAAAGTTAAACTTTTTCTCACTTCAGCAAGTATAATATCGTCCATTGGCTCATAGATATTTTTAAGATAATTAGGGTGTTTATCATAGCAAATGATACCTAATGCTGTTCTTAACACATTTATGCCACCATGTGTGTATAAATACAATCTTGCCCCATCATAATACTTATGGATAAACTCCTCAAATCTACTTGGATTTCCCAATATTTCCTTACTTTGTGATTGACCAGATAATATCTTACCCATGCTACTTTGACTATAAACTTTGCCAAATTCTACATAGTGTAGGTGAGAAAATCTTCTTCCTGCTGTGTGTTGATCTACTGATATAAGTTTTCTTGCTAAATGAATATCAATAGCAGTAGTCGTTAGTGTGGAATCTCCATCACCAACTAGCATTGTTTTGTGCATAATCAGTTCTGGTGTCCCCTTATCCCTTACAACAGGATCTTTTTTAGGTCTTCCTCTTTTAGCCAATTTCTATCCCCAATTCTTCTGCTCTTTCTTTAGTTAAATCACCTTTTTGTACCATTTCTCTTACTTCACCCTCATGTTGATTAGCAAAAACCTTCATAAAATTGGTTACTTTACCCTCGCTAAACATTTTTAACCTTGAATCATAATGTCTATCAGATGAAAATGTAGAAGTATTTTTTGTTTCAGTTTCATACTTTCCCTCTAATATTTTGAGAAGATTGTTTTCATTTAAAACCCAGTTAAAGTCTGCTTTCCATTGTCTATCATTACTTCCCCATAAGAAGCTAATCTTGGATATTCTATTTAAAAATTTCTCCCATTCCTCATAACTTTCTTTAAAAAAAGTTTTAAACCTAGATTGAAACAATTTCTTTCTTGTATCATTCATTTGTTGAATATGAGAGGTGGGGACTATCCTGTTCCATGTCTCCATTATAGTTTTATAATTTAATGGTTTATGGTTTGTGGCTTGTGGCTTGTGGTTACCCATTGCTTGTGCATTGCTTGAAGCATTGCTTGAAGCATTTTTATCTTTATTCCATCTACCTTCTGCCCCTTTTCTTCCTCTTTCTGAAGCATTTTCTTGGAATTCCTCTGTTTCTTTAAGGTATTTGTCACAACTTTTATTCTTTATTTTACCCTCTGAAATATATATCTTATCTTTTCTCAGCAATTCTTCCTTTATTTTTGTTATATCTGCGTATTTTTCTATCTTTTGAACAAGTATATTCCAAGTAACATCTTCATCATAAAGTTTATTGGTGGTGTTATATACTCTATTAATTATTCTTGAATAAACGAGTTCAGATTGCCAAGATAAGAGCTCACATCCTGTAATGTAATCGTCTGGAAACCACTTCACAAAAATTATTTTCTTTTTTCCATCTCCCATTTATACTCCCTTTATATTAACTTGGGTGTGTTTTATACCCTCAATGTCAATTCATTGGGACAGGAACTTAATTATTGACCCATATCCTGTAGTGTCATTATATCTTCTAACTCTCAAATCAAAGTGGTCTTTCGATTCAGCACTAGGACTCTCACGATTATCCGATAAGACTTTTCATAATAGTCAACCAAGTTAATGTTATATCCTTTAATGTGTGAAAAAAGTTTTGTCAAATTAAAAAAAAGTGTTGATAATGTCAAAAAAGTCATTATATGGGTATATGAGAATAAAAATGAAAAAATTATATACAATGGCAACAAGACGGATATATCCTAATTGTTTGTATATTCCCTTATTTCGTTTTTTGTTCTCATCCCTTGATACTGGAGGTAGAGTAGTGAGAAAATGTGAAAAAGATTTTGACAGGAAGGTCTTTAGTTTTCTTTACATCCTGCTTGATGCTCTACCTTCAACTTTAAATTTTCGTAAGAGGAGGGGTCTATTGACGAATAGAATAATCGTGGATAAAAGAAAATCCTGCCACGCCTCTTACGAAAGTTTAAAGAGTTTTAATAGAGAGAACCCAAGCCAAAGTTTCGTATTCTGGTATGTAAAATTGGGACATACAAGCTCTGTTAAATATGGCTTGGGTAGTGCCATCTGAACACATGCGTTGCGTAAAACTACTTAATAAAAAGGCTTGGGTAGTGCCAAGTAGGATTGTGTTTGATGAGATGTACATAGCTTTTAATATATCTGTCTCTCTATTACACAAAGTAGTCAAGAGTTCCTGTAAACTACCCATAAAAAAGGAATGTAATGGAAAAACCAGATTATTATAACAATTCAAAACCAAAAGCTGATAACAAGCATAAAAAAGAAATGAAGAAGTGTATGAATTTTGAAATTTGCAATAATGAATTTTTAAGTGAACACAAATTTCATCGTTTGTGTCCTAGTTGTAGAAGGAGGTATTCGTGAAAAATAGATATACATTTAGTGTAAGTGCAGAATTAGTTTATGAGATTGAAGCACATACAAAGAAAGAAGCAGAAAAAATTTTAGTTAAAGAAGGTGGTTATGAAATCACTTATGATGATCTTTATGTTGAGAAAAAAGATTATGAAAATGCAACTCTTATATCGGAGGAGAAATTACCATGACAGACACAAAATTTAGAGATCCATTAGTATGGAAAAGATTTGGTATTCACCATTTATCACCTGCCCACTTGAATTCTTACCTTTGTTATAATTCTGATTGGTTAATGACTTATGGTTTTAAATGTAGCTTTTCTCCCAATATAGCTATGATTGGGGGTAATGTTATTGAGAGTTCTGGTACTCTTTTTGCTGAACAAAGACCTAATAATCCAGACACAGTTTATAATTATGCAGAAGCATTATTTGATGGGGCAGTAGAAAAAAAAGATGAGAATGGTGATATTCTTCCTCAATCAGATGAGGAAAAAGAAAAAAGAAAAACACTTCGACCAATGGTAGATAAGGTAATTGATGTTGTTCAAAAATCTGGAAACTATAAAGGTACACAAAAGAAAGTTATTATTAGTCTATCTGAATTATTTGGTGATGAAGATCTACCAGACATGATTGGTTATACCGATTATGAATTTGAGAAAGATAGATTCCCTTTAACAGTAGATATTAAAGTTCCGAAAAAACAATCGTCTGAAATGAATTTTGGTTATTGGTTGCAAGGAATGTTTTATTATTATGGACAAGATTACAATAAGGAAAAAGGTGATGTTGAATTTCATCAAATTTTATCAAGAAAATCAACAAATAAGAAAACAAAAAAAGTTACCTATTCTGCTGATACGAATAGGTTTTCAATCCGAGAATATATGGAAGAAAATCCAGACGAAGATTGGAAAGAAAGATTGTATTCAGTTATTTCTTCGCTGAAAACAACACTTTCTAGGTGTCAAACTTGGCAAGAAGTTGCTGACATGCACCCCCCAAATCCAGATGATTGGATTTGGAAAAATAAAGAAAAACTTAACGCAAGAAGAAAGATATGGAGGTTCTAATGAACGATATTAAATATGTCCAAGTTCCAGAGAACAGTATCTTACCCTCTCTTCCACCCATGCCACCAGAGATTGCTAATGCTCTCAATGAGGTATCAAGTGGGGCAGTTAAACTTTATAAAGGAAATCGAAATGAATTTGCAAACTATAAATTTGCAGGTATTGATGATTTCCTAGAAGTTTATGGTAAGGTATTGGCTGAAGCAGGACTAACTATAATGATGGATGAGATTGATGAGAAAGTTGATAACAAATCATTGATTATTGTCTTTAATTTTATTCTTGTCCACAAATCTGGCAAGATGTGGGCACACCCATTACGAAGAACAATACGAGTTGATCCTCGTGGGGCTCAAGCCTACGGCACAGCACAATCCTATGCTTTAAAACAGTTTTTAAGAGGATTGTTTATGATACCGACAGGAGAAGATAAAGATATGGTTGCTTCTCCAGATGCAGATGGTTTACCTGCACACAATTTTGATAATACTTTAGAATTTCAATCAAATAGTAAGAAAAATACTAATCTTAAAGTGGTTGGAGGTCAAGAAAACGGAGGATCAGAAGTTGAAAAAGTTAATAATTTTCTATCAGAATTAAGAAAATTAAAATCAAATGACGATATTGACAAACTCGTCAAAGATAATGTAAATTTCGTCAATGGATTATCTGAAAGGTTCAGAAAAGATGTTGAGAATAATGTCAGAGCATGGAGGAAAACAGTAGATGGTTGAAGTTAAAATAAATCTATTTAAAAACGATTATAAAAAGGATGAAAAGCACCCTAGCTATACAAATAATAAAATTACGATAGAGCAGAATATTCCTGCTGGTGTTTACAATGGTGCGTTGTGGGGTGGAAAAACAAAGGATGGCTCTCCTATGGTTTCTCTTAAAATTACAACACCTCAAGAAAAAACTTCTGGTTTTAATAGTAATAGATCTTCAGAAGAAGAACCAGATATTCCATTTTGAGAAGTGATGAACCGAGATACAGATCAGAACAACACTTACGAAGAATTTCTGAACAGCCATGTCTCATTTGTGGAAGAAGTGATGTCCAAGCACATCATCTCACGTTATCACAACCACAAGCGATGTCGCTCAAGGTGGGTGATCAATTTACTGTGCCACTCTGTGTTTTTCATCACTCAGAGTTGCACAGAATTACTGAAAAAAAATTCTGGGAAATTAACAAGGAGGTAAACCCTTATGAACGAGCAAAAAGATATTGGAATGCCCATAAAGGAGGATTGGGAGATATTACAATTCGATCCCAACAAGATAATTCACCGACAAAGAGAACTAGGGTACGTTCTCGTAGAAGCACAGTCAAAATACGAGGATCTAATAGACTTAAAGAAACCAACGAGAGACGGAAAATCTACGGAATTTCTGGATGGGGGAAAAGGAGTAGGAGAAAGCGAGATAAGAGCTAATGCAAGTCAAGAGTACAGCACAACATTTATTAAAGATCAACTTAGTCCTGCTAGAAAAGAATATTTGAAGGCAAAAATAGACTATGATTCATTTTGTAATTGGATACAATTACTTCGC